GTCCTGGCCATATCCGTGGGACTGGTCCTTTTGTCCGTCATGCTTCCTCTGGTGGGCGTATTGTCCGCTATAGGATAACAGTTAGGAGGCAGTAAATGAAGGTTAAGTCTCAGAAAAAAGAGAAGAATCAGGCGCTGGGATACATACTGTCGCTGGCGGCAATGGCGGCCCTGGTGGTTGTATTTGCGGTGGCTGTGCTGAATTTTTCAGGCAGGACAGGCACAAGGGAGGAGGAGACTCTCAGGAAGGCAGTGGCAAGGGCTTCGGTCCAGTGCTATGCCATTGAGGGCCGTTATCCACCCAGCGTGGAATATCTGGAGGAGAATTACGCGGTCCAGATTAACAGGAAGAAATATAATGTGTTTTACGATGGTTTTGCATCCAACGTGATGCCTGAAATCACCATCATACCCATAGAAGAGTAGGGGGCATACAGTATGAATCGGAAGACAGACAAGAAGGGAAATGCCGTTAGCGTGCTTTTTACCATGCTGTTATTTCTGGTATTTGTGCTGTGTGCCCTTTTCACAGTGCTGATTGGCAGCCGGGTATATGAAAATATCATTGTGCGCAGCGACGCCAATTATACAGGCAACACAGCGCTGAGCTACATTGCCAACAAGGTGCGCCAGGGTGACCGGGCCGGGATGGTAAATGTGGTGGATGTGGATGGAATCCAGGTGCTTGAGATGAAACAGGAGATTGGGGAATCAGAATACGTCACATGGATTTACTGGGACAACGGAAGCATCAGGGAACTGTTTACAGACACATCCAGCGGCCTGGGGCTTGGGGACGGTCTGGAGATTCTGGAATGCCAGGGCCTGAAGCTTTTGAGGGACGGCAGGCTGCTGCATATAGAGACCGTGGGAGAGGGCGGCGGAAGCCTGGAACTTTCCCTGCGGAGCGGAGGACTTGAGACGGATGAATAGGAAAAGCGGGTCCGGTTCAGGGCCATTTTTAATGGAAATGCTGGTTGTGGTGGGTTTCTTCATCATCTGCGCCAGTATCTGTGTTCTGGTGTTCGTGAAGGCTGACAACATAAGCCGGGATGCCCGGGACATAAACCAGGCGGTGCTGAGGGCGCAAAGCCTGGCAGAGGAGCTTAAGGCAGGCCAGACCCTTATGTGGTCAGAGATGCTGCCGGACCGGAATATCCGGGAACACCTGGCAGCTGCCGACAGTGGAAACCAGGAGCAGGCTGAATGGAACCAGGAGCTGGTCAAAAGCGAAGGCTACGACGGCATACATACCATGTACTGGAACAGCAGCTGGGAGGAAATAGAAGCCGGCAGTGAACCGCCTTTTTTGGGCGTCATATACACAGGAACAGCGGACGGCATGAAGCGGGCGGACATACTTATAATGCGCTATGGAAGAGGCGCTGATAAGGGAAAGCTGCTTTACCGCTTGCAGACAGAGACATATGCGCAGCCGTAAGTACATGACAGGGTTCAGGAAAATGAAACACGGGAAAGGTAAGACAGATGGAAGGAGAGGCATCCAGGAATAAAGTGAATATAGGGGCGTCGTCCCTGATTCTTATTTTCATCGTTCTGTGCATGGCTACCTTCGGACTGCTGTCCTTAAGCAGCGCCCAGGGTGATTTAAAGCTTGCCAAACGCAACGGGGACGCGGTCCGGGCATATTACGAGGCAGACAGCAGCGGGCAGCAGTGGCTTAAGGAAGTGGACCAGGTTCTGACAGAGGAGATGGGTGAGGGAAAGGATTCCACCCAGTGCAGCCTGGACATCAAGGACAGGCTGGGAGACCTCTATGACAGGGAGACCGGCCTTATTTCCACGGACATCCCCATGGACAGGGGACAGTCCCTGCACATTGAGTTGGTCCTTATGTGCGGGGAAAAGCATTACGACATAAAATCATGGTATGTATATGCCAGTGATGAGTATGAAATAGATAATTCAATGCCTGTGTGGGGCAAAGCAGCCCCATCCCAGGAATAAAACAGAGGCAAAAGGAGCAAAACAGATGAATGTGATGGAATTGCTTACATCGGCCGTGGAGCAGAATGCGGCTGACATATTTCTTATTCCAGGCATGCCCTTCTCCTATAAGATTGGCGGCCGGATTATCTGTCAGGGTGACAACCGAATCATGCCCGACGAGATGGACAAGATGATTACCGAGATATACGGCCTGGCAAAGAACCGGGGCATGGATAAGGTCCAGTCCCACGGAGATGATGATTTTTCCTTTGCCATCCCGGGAGTATCGCGTTTCAGGGCCAGCGTGTTCCGCCAGAGGGGATCTTTGGCAGGAATCATCCGCGTGGTGCGTTTTGAACTGCCGGATGCCGGACAGCTCCATCTGCCGGACAGCATCATCGGCGTCTCCAGTCTTACCAAGGGAATGGTCCTGGTGACCGGACCGGCAGGCAGCGGCAAAAGCACAACCCTGGCCTGTATTATCGATGAAATCAACAGCACCAGAAATGCCCATGTCATCACACTGGAGGACCCCATCGAATACCTGCACAGGCATAAAAAGAGCGTGGTGACCCAGAGAGAGATTGTTACGGATACGGACAGCTACGTCACGGGCCTGAGAGCATCCCTGCGCCAGGCGCCGGATGTCATCCTGTTAGGAGAAATGAGAGATTATGAGACCATCAGCATAGCCATGACAGCAGCTGAGACAGGCCATCTGATTCTCTCCACCCTTCATACCGTGGGAGCAGCCAATACCATTGACCGTGTCATTGATGCATTTCCGTCAAATCAGCAGCAGCAGATAAGAACCCAGCTGGCCATGGTGCTGGATGCGGTCATATCCCAGCAGCTCATACCCACTGTGGACGGCGGTGTGCAGCCAGCCTTTGAAATCATGTTTTTAAACAATGCAATCCGCAATATGATACGTGAATCCAAGATTCATCAGATAGACGGAATCATTGCCACCTCCCAGGAGGAAGGCATGATATCCATGGATAACAGCCTTATTAAACTATACCGTGACGGAGTGATTTCCCGTGAAAATGCTTTGGCTTACAGCAGCAACAGCGAGCTCATGGAGAAGAAACTGGCCAGGTAACCGGAGAACTTGCAGAGGTCCTGGAAAACCAGCTGGACATCCTGCCGGAATAAGATGCAGGTTTTCCAGATATACTAAGGATATGAACAGCAGACCGGGACGGTGGGAAAGGAGCAGTACGTGAGAGCAGATAAGAGGAAAGTGGTAATCGTAGGAACTGGAATGGTGGGCATGAGCTATGCCTACTGTCTTTTGAATCAGTCGGTGTGCGATGAGCTGGTGCTCATTGATGTGAACAAGAAGAGGGCCGAGGGGGAGGCAATGGATTTAAACCATGGCCTGGCATTTGCCAATTCCAGCATGACAATATATGCAGGAGAGTACGATGACTGCAGGGATGCGGATATCGTGGTCATCTGCGCCGGAGTGGCCCAGAAGCAGGGGGAAACCCGCCTGGACCTTTTGAAAAGGAATGCAGAGGTGTTCCGTTCCATCATTGAGCCTGTTACCTCATCGGGCTTCAATGGCCTGTTTCTGGTGGCAACCAACCCGGTTGACATCATGACCAGGATAACCTGTACCCTGTCGGGCTTTAATCCAAGACGGGTGCTGGGAACGGGAACAGCCCTGGACACAGCCAGACTCAGATACCTGTTAGGCGATTATCTGAAGGCAGACCCGAGAAATGTCCATGCCTATGTCATGGGAGAGCATGGGGACAGCGAGTTCGTACCGTGGAGCCAGGCGCTGCTGGCCACCAAGCCCATACTGGAACTGTGCGGGGAAAACGAGGAAGCGGTGTGCCGGCAACGGTTTGATGAAATCGAGGAGGAGGTTCGCACTGCCGCCTATAAAATCATAGAGGCAAAGAATGCCACCTATTATGGCATTGGCATGGCCCTTACCAGAATAACCAAGGCCATTCTGGGGGATGAGCACAGTGTGCTTACCGTATCCGCCATGCTACGGGGAGAGTACGGCCAGATGGATGTATTTGCCGGCGTTCCCTGTATCATAAACCAGAACGGAGTACAGAGGGTCTTGCCGCTGTCCCTGACACCGGAGGAGCTGGAGAAGCTGGGGCGCTCCTGTGATACGCTGCGGGAAGGGTATGACGGGATTTTCTGATATTTGGAAGAGGGTTGATTTTAGAATTCCGTTTTTGGGAAGCTGGCGCACAGACCGCTGCTCACGAGTGCCAGGGAGGCTTGAGGGAGCAGCGGTTTGGATGCGGGGGATAGAATGAAAGAAAGAATTGTTGGTGAATTGTTTAAAAAAATTCGAAAATTATTGTTGACAAAACCATGTGGTCATGATAATATATACAAGGTTCGCGAATGCGTACCAAAACAGAATAAGCTGCTGTGGCTCAGTCGGTAGAGCGTCGCATTGGTAGTGCGGAGGTCACGGGTCCGATTCCCGTCAGCAGCTTTCAAATCCTTTGATTTTTCAAGGGATTTTTCTTTTGCTCACAAATATACATGTCACAGGTTGCATGTTTGCCTACTATTTGCCTACTACGGTTTTAGCTGGAAGCAAACTATTTTCCATAATTTGTGCAGCTTCCTTTCCTTTTCCCTTGAAAAAATAAGAATATATATTAAGCGTGGTAGAAGGATTTGAATGTCCGAGTACACTGGCAACCGTTCTGACGTCCATGTTATTTGAGATTAGTATAGAGGCAGCAGAGTGCCTCAGGCCATGAGGCGGAATGTTATCCGGTATCTTATCTTTCTCACACTCCACAGCGTATTGATTATAGATACGGATGATTCGTTTAAAGGTAGTGTATGGGCTGCATATATGCATCTGGCTGCCATTCGCTTGAGTGAAAATAAAGTTCTTATCGTAGTCACTCCCTTTATACCCCAACCATGTTTCTCCCTTCTTGAAACATTGTTGTATTTGCTCAGCCTTCCAGGACTTGGCTATTTCTATCACATACGGAGGAATGGTATTTTCTCGTATGTTGTGAGTCTTGGTATCCTTTAGACCCATAGTACCGTCAACATAATCGGTGGATTTATCTATATTGATTTCACATGTTTCCATGTTAAGGTCATTCCATGTCAGAGATATATTCTCGCCGCGTCGGTCGCCGGCAAAAAGCGCAATGTAAAAATATAGCTTCCATTTATTAGACACTTTGAATGTCTGAACATATCCCTTCACGTCATACTGCTTACCACGAACCGTTGTCTTATGCTCTTGGTGAACAATCTCAATTGGACGCTCCAGAGCGTCAATAAGGCGTATTAACTGCTCCATGGTGAAATACTTAGGCAAGGTCTCTTTCTTGGCTTCCTTGCGCCCTGTAACCTTTCCTGCATATATCAGCATGTTCATGTCAAGCAACCCTTCTGAAACCGCATAGCTCAACATCGCGCTTATTATTACACAATCCTTTTTGATGGAAGAGTCGGATAAAGGTTTTTTGGTTTTGGGATTACGGTATTCGGCTTTAAGCATTTTCTTATAATTCTTGACATCATTATTTCTAAGGTTCCCAATTTTGATGTGTCCCATTGCGGGGATAATTCGATTATCAAGCCTGTCTTTGTAGTCCTTATAAGTAGTTCTGGCAAGAGTGGGGGGCTTCATATCTTCCAGGTATAGTTTGGACAGGCCTTTTAATGTCATCCGAGCACCTTTTATATTTTTACCTGATTTAACATCTCTCTCAAAATCTACAACAAATTCGTTGAGAGCTTTATCAATAGCCTTTTGCGACATTCCAGGTTCAGGCCTCCATGTTTCCGTTTCTGTAATTTTCTTTCCACTACTGTCATATCCATTGCTCACAGTAATTTCATAGCTGTTTCCTCGTTTTCGTATGCTTGCCATATTAGTCATCCTTTCAAAAAGAGTATAAAAAATACGCCATTGCGGATTATGACGCAGGATGATATGATATAGGTGCGAATCTGATATTATTCATCCGGTCGATCCGGCAATAGTATCTATGCAAAAAGCTCTGGGAGTTGGTAGCTCCTGGGGCTTTTATTTTATATAATTAAACCAGTCTTAAATCAAGTAATTCTGATGGGTAGCCTGTACAATTACAAAATTGTTCTTCCGTGTATCCAGAGAATTCTTCCAACACATCATCATCAATCAATAAATACGCAGCAAATATATTGGCCTGTTTTTCGATTCGTGACGTCAGAAGAAGCGTTTTGCTTTTCATAAAAGTACAGTTTTCTTTTGGGTGCATGATTGCATGTCCTAATTCATGCGCCAGAACCACTCGAAGAAATACTTCGTCGCTGATGTCTGAATTAAGAAATATGTATTTTCTACGTTTGAGTAATTTGTAGAATCCAGCAACTACATCTTCTAACGGCATCCTAATAATGGTTACGCTGAGGTAATCAGCAATTTCCTCTGGGTCATCAGTTTCATATTTTCTTTTTAGGTATGATACCAGTTTCGGTATTTGTTTATTATTCAAATTTAATCACCACCCAAAGAGCCTAATTTTTTTCTGGTCTAGGTTTGTGCTTGTATGGACGAAATGTTTCCTTATTCTTTACTTTTGCATCCTCCAATGCTACTTCAATTGCATTTCTAAGCAAATCAATTTTATTTTTCGGAATAGGCTGGTCATTGTAAAAAAGAGGACCATCAGTATCACTTGCTATTTCTTCCATTATCCGGTCTAAGTCTCTTGCAATATTACGTCTATCTCTATTATCTATAAGACCATCTCCATTATGGAGTATATTTTCCCCAGATAATTTCCCTATGAGCAGAGAATCAGTTGTAACGCCAAGAAAATCAGCTATTTGTTGAATTTTATCTGCACTTGGGGTGTTTTTATTAAATTTGTTAATTGAACTTCTGGCAAAACCTAATTCCTGTTCCAGGCGGTTTACTGAATAACCTTTAGATTTTGCTATGTCTCTTATGTTTTCATATAGTCCCATAAATATACCTCAAAATTTTGCGCAATTAATACTTGACATACGTAAAATCTTGTGTATAATTAAGATATAAGTTGCGCAAGATTTTGCGATACATCATAATTGCAATATTTTATATTAGTTGATGGTACTTCTAATTTTAGAATATTTTACGCAATTTGTCAATATGATATCTCTAAATTTTGCGCAAATAAAGAGGAGGTGATAAAGTTGCTGTACAACAGTGTAAAAACGCTTTGTGAGCGTAATGGGATATCCGTATCTCAGTTAGAAAGGACTCTTAACTTTCCAAGAAGTAGCATTTGTAAGTGGAACGAGAATGAACCTGGAATTAGAAAGGTGAAGAAGGTCGCTGACTATTTCGGAGTTTCCATTGAAAAGTTATTGAAGGGTTATAAAGAGGAGGAGAGTGATAAAAATGTGTGATTTACCAAAACTCCGTGGAATTAAGGAGAGCTATGTATGGCTTAAAGAACAGGACCCAGAGACTCAGATAACTTTCAAAGGCTACTCCATAATGGTAAAAACAGGTGTGATACCAAGTGTAAGGCGCGGGAAAAAGTATCTCATTGATATTAACACTCTTCCGGATTCCATAAAGCGTTGGGTTGATTCGGCTATGAAGGGAGTAGAACAAAAAGAAGTGGAAAATTTGAAGCCGAAAAGTCCTATGGCAGCTACCGAACGTAAACGTGGTAGCGGAAGATATGGACAGATACGGGCTATATAGGAACCAGTGGAAGAAGAAAGGGAGGAACAAGCCTACTAGCCAGATATGAAAGGGGTGAGAGAGGATGAATAAGCGCAGAAAGAACAAGACTGCCTCTGGCAGGAAGCAGTCTTTGGTGAAAATAGTAAAAATGCGTCCAGGGATGTTAATAATCCTGAATCCTTGATAATTTAGCAGTTAATTCCTGAACCTGTTCAACCATTTCATCATTTGATGGAAACTTAATTGTGCCCTTAAAATTAGGACTGGAGAAGAGACTTCCAGATGAAATTAAGAAGGCGGAGTAGAGTTCAACTGCCAATTCTTTATTGGTTTTACCCATGATATTTCCCCTTTCTTCTGTATTTCAGCATGGCAGTGCTAAGCGATTGTATCACACGGAGGGGAGAATTTCCAGATAAGAAAGGAGTGAGAGAAACGGAACAGACAATGAAAACCATCACTTTATTGCAAGAGACATTTGTGATGGCAATAAGGTGCAGAAAAGTACCATTGAAGCAATTACCAATGATACTTTACGCACTTTTTCAGATTCAAAGACTTAAAATGTTTATTTCGAAAGTAAAAAATCGAACAGAGCTACAACAAATGCTTTCAGATATGGATAAAACTCTTTACCCATATTTAAAAGAGTTCGAAGACTTTGCAGAAAAGATACAAAATCTTTTGTAGAAGTGACAAAGTCAAATGTTTTATATCGTTTTTCATATTCCCGTACAAAGGGTTTGCAAAGGTCTTTCAGTTTGGCTTCAACATCCGATGGAAAATTAATGGTTCTATTCCATTTGCGTTGAACTAAATCGAAAGTATCAGCAGAGATATCACAATACTTAAAAAATGATATTTCGTCCCATGTGAGGGTTTTTACTTCGTTCCAAGTCATAATGATATTAACCTCCCTCCTATCATACTTGGCCGGGCAGGGCCTGTAATGAAATTGTAACATAGGGGGACATGGATTTCTATAAGAAAGAAGGGGTGAGAGAGGATGCGTCCAAACCGAATCAAAACCAAAACAGCAGCGAAAATCTTTGGCGTTGATGTGCCCTACCTTATTGAAAAAGTCAGGATAGGCAAATATCCCATTGGAATTTATGAGAAGCACGGAAAGCGGGCGCACATAGTGATACAGACAAACTTAGTGGCTCAGTATTTAGGAAGAACTATGGAGGAGATTGACGCTGCTGTTGCAGAAATAGAAGGAGGGACAAGCCAATGAGGGCTAAAACATTTGCAGAGCACCGTATCCGCCAGTACCTGGAAACGGTTTACCCGGGCCTGGATGGCCACATGGAAACAGTCAATGCACATGAGGCCATAGTGATGGACATCAATGGTGACAAAATCCGTGTGGTGTACGACAAAGGAGCAGTGTATGAAATTGAGATGCGATGACGAATGGGACGAGCATCCCCTTATGACAGCAGCTAAGCGGATTGTGCCGGCGGTTATCTGGCTGCTGGGGATGTGGATGGTAGCTATCGTGGTCATGGCGCTGGCCATGGGCGTAAAGTTGTGAAGGGAGGATATGAAGATGACAAAAGTACAGATGGAGGCAATCGCGGATAGGGCAGCGAGACTGTCCGTGAGTAAGACGGACGCGGAGGATGCGCAGGTTTACGCGGCGATGGAATTGGACCCATACCGCGAGTATTATGAGGAGTATCTGGACCAGCTGCAGACAGGGGACACCGAATGTCTCCGACGGTGGATTGGATGGGAAGTAGCAGATAAGGTTGGTGAGGCGATTGAGATTCTCAAGATGTGGATTCGCGCAGAGTTGTCATGGGCGTGAGGCTGTGAGAGGAGGTAGCCATGGAGACAGTAACATGCAGGAGCTGCCGGTACCGGAACCGATGCATGGAGTACAGTCGGATGATTCCGTTCCGGTCATACAAAAAAATGGACCCCAGCGGCGGCAACCGCGGAGAGGTCCAATAACTAAAACACACACCCTTATTATAAGGGAGATATCGGAGGATTGCAAGGTGGAAATATCTAAAACTTATTATCCTAGCAGCCATGTAAAGATTACAGCACCATTTTTTACATTGGTATGCAGTTGTGGCCTGCGGCACTGGTCCCTGCTGGGCGAGATTACACCGTGCCCCAATTGTGGAAAGCTGATGGTGAGAGAAGGTGATGCAGATCCATGCACTACAAAGGGATAGGCCCTGAGGATGGGACCATTGTAAATGAGGGTGACGCATACGCCTATGCCCTGGAGCGTTGTCTGGGCGGCACACTGGAAGAACAGAAAGAGTTCCGGAAGATGCTGGTGGAATGGTATTATTCCGGGAATTGGATTAAGGAGGAATGATTTATGGAACAGGTTGCAAATATTTTTGAGAACAATGCTCTGGCAACGCCACGCGGAACAATAGCGGATATGGTAGTAAGCCGTCAGGCCCAGGAAGTACAGGCGGCCATGGTGATTGCCAAGAAGTTCCCGCGAAATGAGTTTGAAAGTTTTAACCGCATTATGAAGGCTTGCCAACGTAAGGGTCTGGCAGAAAAATCCATGTATGAATATCCCCGCGGCGGCGAACGTGTGACTGGGCCATCCATCCGGCTGGCGGAGGCAATGGCGCAGAGCTGGGGGAATATTGATTTTGGAATCATTGAGCTGGAGCAAAGAAACGGGGAAAGCCAGGTTATGGCCTATGCCTGGGATTTGGAAACAAATACCCGACAGGCAAAGATTTTCTCTGTGCCGCATGTCAGGGAATCAAAAAAGAACGGCATTGTCCCCCTCACCGCGCCGCGAGACATTTACGAACAGGTAGCAAATTATGGAGCCCGCAGGCTCAGGGCGTGCATTCTGGGCGTTATCCCTGGGGATGTGATTGAGGCTGCTATTGCACAGTGTGGGAAAACGCTGGCGGGTGAGAATGGGGAGCCCCTGGAAGATACGGTCCGCGCGATTGCCGGCACGTTTGAAAGGGAATACGGCGTGACAGTAGCAATGTTGGAGAAGTTCATAGGATGCAAAATAGAGAGCTTTACCATGCAGAACCTGATCCGCCTGAAAAAAGTATACATGTCCCTGCGTGATGGTATGGCAGACCGTGAAGATTATTTTGATCTAGCGCCGGCTGTAGACGAATCCGAAATCAATAGGAATCCATTCGAGGGAAAGGAAGGGACTGGAAAGGACAAGAAGGGCAAAACAAAAAAGGCAGAGTCCCAGCCGCCGACAGTGGAAAAGCCTGCAAACGAAACTGACCAGAAAACAGGGCAGGCCCAGCCGCAGGATCTGGATCCGTCCTTCGTTCCGGATGAAACTCAGGAGCCGAGGTTTAAATAGGGGGAAGTTATGAAACTGACATCCGAGAATTATTACAGCCAGGAAGCCAATGAGCAGTACTTTTCAGTGTCCCAATACAAGGATTTTGTCAAATGTGAGGCAATGGCCGTGGCAAAGATACGTGGGGAATACCAGCAGCCCATCACCAGGGCACTGCTGGTCGGTTCCTTTGTGGATTCCTACTTCGAGGGAACACTTCCACAATTTATGCAGGATAATCCAGAGCTGTTCACCCGGAAGAATGAACTGAAAAGCGAGTTCCGTAAGGCCAATGAGATTATTGGCCGGATAAAGTCAGACCCGTTGTTTATGCGGTTTATGAGCGGGGAAAAGCAGCGGATTATGACCTTTGAGGTATTCCCGGATATCGCCTGGAAGATGAAAATGGACAGCTATTTGGAAGGCATCTGCATCACGGACCTTAAAGTGGTGGCGAACTTTAAGAGCCTGCCACTTTGGAGGTATGACCTGCAGGGGGCTGTCTATCAGGCAGGGGTTGAGGTTGTGACCGGGGAGCGCCTGCCGTTTTATCTGGCGGTAGCGACCAAGGAGCGGGTGACGGACCTGGATATCTTCCAAATCCCACAGTCAACGCTGGATATGGCCCGGACTGAAATTATTGAGAACATAGAACACTTTAGTGATGTAAAAAAGGGCCGGGTTCCGCCGCGGTATTGCGGAAAATGTGATTATTGTAAATCCATTAAGGCGGCATCCATTCGTAACTATAATGAGCTTTTGGAGCTGCAAGGGAGGAATGTATGAAACTTGTAAAAATATTAAGTGACAGCGTCCAGATAAGGACAAACCTGTCAGAGTTCCGGGATATCCGCATCAATGACCTGTTATCTGTGTCTGATGGGGAGGTGAGCCTTGTGACCATGGTAACAGGACTGACCGACACTGATTCGGAGGAACGGATTGGTGAGGAGGATTTCCTGGGAGAGATAACCGGGATTAAGAGTATTGACTGTACCATCATCGGCAGCCTTAAGGATGGGCGCTTCTTAAAGGCCATAGACGCATACCCAACAACGAATGTCAGTATCTGCCGTATCGGGTTTAGGGAATTTGAGGATATGCTGGGTCGTGGCCGGGGAGGGTTCCGCATTGGCACCTATGCTGCTTACTCCTGTGACGCGGTTGTGGATGGCAATAAGTTTTTCCAGCGCCATTCCTGTATTGTGGGGAATACCGGCGCCGGCAAGTCAGAGACAGTGGCAAAGATACTGGAGGAGACAGCAAAGCTCCCGGGGGCTAACCTGGTTGTGTTTGATATCCATGGGGAGTATAGCCAGTTGTCGTATGCCTCCAATATCCGTATTGGAGAGGACTTTCCATTTCCTATTTGGATGTTTGGGTTTAACGACATTGTGGCTAATATCCTTAAAATCCGCGAGGAGAGCGCCACCACGGTGATGACAGCGCTCCGCAAGGCATATTACCGGGTGTGCCCGGATGGAAAAGAAAATAAGCCGGTATATTTCAGCTATCAAAGATTAATAGATGAAATGGAAAGCCTGGATAATCATGTGGTCACGACAGGAGAGGTTTACAAAACCGGGGATAAGGCTGGGATGGCCAAAACCACTAAGGGGGAGTACAACGGAAAGCTTACCAGTACCGTGAACCTGTTAAAGGATCGGATGATGGACAGCCGGTACAGCTTCTTGTTCGAGGAGAAGTTACAGAGCTATCTCTATGAAGTAATGGAGGCAGTGCTGGGAACGGATAAGCCGGTAAAAAACATTGACCTGTCCGGTGTGCCGCACGATGTAGCTCTTCCTATCATAGGGGTTATCTCCAGATTGATATTTGATATCCAGCGCCAGCAGGACATGGACAGCATACGGCCGGTTACTATCGTGTGTGACGAAGCCCATGTTTACATCCCGGACAACTTCCAGCTGACGGCCAGCCAACGAAGGATGGTAGAAGTATTTGAGGATATTGCAAAGGAAGGGCGCAAGTTCGGAATTACCCTGTTTCCCGCCACTCAGAGGCCATCAGAGCTGAATAAGACCATTGTTTCCCAGTGCGCCAACATGATTATCGGAAAGCTAAACAATGAGAATGACAAGGCTCTGATTAAAGGGATGCTGCCGGATGGGGGCGACAAGATAATTGATTCTGTTACGATGTTTAACCCAGGCGAGGTGCTGATTGTTGGCGATGCTGTCCCAATACCACTCAAAATCAAAGTGGAGCTGGCAAGGGAACGTCCTGTTTCAAGGACAATTGATTTCTGGGATGTTTGGAGTCAGGAAAGGGACTATGATATCGCGGGATTGGTTGATAGATATATGTAAAAGAGGAGGTGATTAAGTGGCAATCACATTTGACAACATTGCTGGAGGATAGCTGGCCGAAAAGTTTAAGATGGCCCTAGCTCAGATAGGCCGGAATATCCTGGACCCAAACATGGATCCTGAGACAGCCAGAGGAATGACCATCAATCTTAATTTCAAGCCTAAATCAAACGGAGTGATTGATATTAAGTTTGATGTCAAGACCAAACTGGCCGGGTTTCAGAAGTCCGAGACAGTATTCCTGGTTGGCCAGGATGCCCGCACAGGCCGGATTGAAATGTCCGAGTATGGAAATGACCGGCCCCAGGTGACATCTGTTGCAGCTACCCCAGCCGCGGCCTATACAGAAGTGCGGCAGCCGGCGCAGACATTTGACCCGGAAACGGGAGAAATTTACGAGGAACCCCGCAAATCCCCGATTGACTTAAGGGCAGCGGCTAACCAATAAAAATGAAAAGGAGATAAGAGAGATGATGGAAGGATTAAAAGCAGCATTGGAGCATGTGGAGGAACTGGCACGGGAAAACGAAAAAACAGAGGTCATTGAGATATGTGGCAAGACCTATGCCAACAAGAGTTTGAGACGGTATGATTCGCCAGAGAGGGCCGAAGCAATCGAAACCCACAGCCTGTCATCCATGGTGGACTACATAGGCAGCTGCAGCCAAGAGTTCCCGGAAGGTAGGGATATGATTATACATATCATGGGACCAAAGCGGGTGCGGCTGATGTCCTCACTGGATGCGGAGCGCAATAGGGAGTGCCTAATTGAGGTGGGCGCGGTGACTTCTGAGTTCCAGTTTGGCCATTGGTACGACCAGGAGAAATTCATGATTGAGATACAGGCCAACTTTGAACCCAGCCCAGACCTGGAGTTAATCATGAAGGTGGCCGGGAACGTGGAAAGGAAGAATAATCAGTCTTATTCGGATGACGGCGTGTCCCAGGTTGCAACCATGACCGTTGGGGTGGCAGCTAAGGCGGATGTGATAGTCCCCAATCCGGTGACACTGATACCTTACCGCACGTTCCAGGAGGTGGCGCAGCCTGCCAGCAAGTTTGTATTCCGGATTGGTGACAAGGACGAACCATCCTTCATGATTGTTGAGGCCGAGAATGGAATCTGGAAGACCGAGGCAGTTTTGAACATCAAGAAATACTTTGCAGATGCCTTGATGAATATGCCTAAGGCAATCAGCAGCCGTATTACAATCATAGGCTAATCAGTGCTTTATCCTCCGGACACATAATATGTCACGGTATTAAATGCCGGAGGTGTCCACGGGGCGGCAAACCAGTACTTTCTGACCGCCGCTCCGTCCTCTTTCAAAAAAAGAAAGGAAATGCAACATGGCAGGCAAGGCAAAAAAGAAACTTGATTACGCCGGCTGGTCAGTTGACATATTCGATAGTGATACAAAAATTGATAAGCTCCTGGACGCACAGGGATGGGTAGGATTTTCCGTTTATTTTTATCTCTGTCAAAGGGCATTTGGGAGTGAAGGATATTTTTACCGATGGGGCTTTGACGATTGTGCATCGACCGCCAGGAAGATGGGCTGCGGCATTGGTTCCGGTACTATCCGCGAGGTAGTGGGCTACTGCTTACAAATAAATCTCTTTGATAAAAGGGTATTTGATAGGTGGGAGGTCTTAACCAGTAAAGGTATCCAAAGAAGTTACTGGACAGTTGCTTCTGGACGAAGGGACAGGACGGTATATAAAGAATTATGGCTTTTGCAAAAAGAAGAATGCAAAGGTGTGATTTTTGTACCATTTTTTAAGGATATGTCGGAGACAAATGACCATTCGCAGGCTACAAATGGTGATATGTCGGCTACAAATGACCCTGTAGTAAAGGAAAGTAAAGTAAAAGGTAATAAAGAAAAGAGTGCTGCGCCTCCTGCGGAGCCGGCAGCGTTCTCTCCGGAATCATTTGAAATGCAATGTGTTGACCGGTTGATTGCATCGGTCCTTGAGCAGATGCCAGGGGCTAAGGTGCCAACCAACGAGCGTGACCGGCAGAAATGGGCAGCAGAGGTTGAGAAGATGCAACGCATTGATAAGCGGAGCAGGGAGCAAGTATCCCAGGCTCTTGATTATGCCATTAAAAGCACGTTCTGGAGGACCAATATTAGGAGCACGGCAAAGTTCCGGGAAAAGTTTGAGACCCTTTATATGCAGAGTATGGACCGGATGCAGAGGGCTGGAAAACCGGTCCCAAAAAACCAGTTCCACAATTTTGACCAACGAAATGTTGACTATGACGCTCTGGTGTTACAGCGGGTAAAGGAATGGGCGGGGGAAGGAGAAGGGAATGAAGGAAATCCACCAGAAGATACTTGATTTTGTGACAGGCTACCTGCTGGAATGTGGCTACCCTCCTACCAATAGGGAAATTGCAGATGGAGTCGGTTATACATCCACCTCAACGATATTTAACCACATGCGGGATATGCGGGAAGCAGGATTGATAAATTACATTGACGAATGCCCCAGGACCATAACAGTCCCTGGGTACAGATATATGAAAGTCAAGGGAAGGAGGGGCCACGATGGAGGAGTTAACAACCAATATGGAGGAAACGGCGCCAGTACAACCAGCAGAAATAAAGTGGTATAAGAGTGTCAGCTATGAGGATGCCAAGGTATTTATAAAATCCAATATCACGTCGGCGGCCAGGAGCTTTATTGCTATAGGGTATTATCTTAAGCTGGTCCGGGACAAAGAGATGTACCGGGAAGATGGTCATGAAACCATCTGGGATTTTGCTAAGGCCGAGTATGGCATCAGCCAGTCTACGGCCAGCCGATACATGTCCATGAATGACCGGTTTTCCAAGGAAGGAAACAGCCCTATCATAAGGGATGAATACAAGGAATTTGGTAAGAGCCAGTTACAAGAGATGCTGTCTCTTACGGACGAGCAGATGGAGCGGGTATCGCCATCGGACCGCGTAGAGGATATCAGAAACATGCGCAAACCAAAGGAAATCCCGTATGTACATATCCCAGGCCAGGTAGAGCTGACAGATTTCCCGGGTGTGGAACCGGAGGATGTGGCTGCATCAGTCCAGACCAGGGAAGAGATTGCATCCAGACAGCCAGAGAAACAGACCTATACAATATCCGCGGCGGACCTGCTACCGGATCCAGGACAACAGAAAACGGAAGAATCCATTGCGATATCGCAACAGGAAAAGCCGATACCAGAACCGCGGTCAGAAGTGCCGCATGAACCGGAGAAGTCCGGGAAGTGCATCCACCGGCCAGAATTTGACTGCACCCTGGAGGAAGCCCATAAGCTCATTCCGGGTACTGGAGAAGATTGCAGCCGGGTGTGCTGCTGGGAATGCGTCAGGCACGGTGACTGTGAGTTGGAATGTTATAGTTCGCAGCGGCGCCCGGCTCCACAATTATCAGCCTACGGAACACCCAGGCGGGAATACCCAGCAGATAGTCTGATAGCAACAGAAGGATGCGAGGGCGGACATGACTGCTTCTCCTGCTCTATGGAATGCGAGATACGGCAGGCAGAGCGGCGGTGTGTAGGGGCGTCCTGCGGGAATCCGTTTCCGTGCGAGATACTTATGAATCTGGACGGAATCCGGGAGCAGATAGGGGAGAATTGTGAGTTCGTGAACCATGAACTACTGGCCTATCACCGGGCGGGAGACGGGGAACCAAGCCCATGCTGCAAGCACTGCAAGAATCCTTGCGAATATATTTGCGAGTGGGCCATGAGGGTACTGGATCAGGAACCACAGCAACCCGCTGCGAAAGAGCAGCAGAATGAGGAGATCTGCTGCGAAAATGAAAACCAAGAAGAAACAGCGGAAGCAGAAAACGAACCCTCAGATGTGGATCTACTCCGGGGGATGTTAGAAAAAGAAAAGGAATTCATGGATGAAATGATAAAAGTTGATAAAGTGGAACCTCTTCCGCCGAAGTTGCTCCGGAAGAAAAAGATACTGGTGGCAGCTCTTGCGGGTATGCTGTGTAATCTGGAAGAACCGGAGCCAGAAGAACCCAAACAGCCAGCGCTTCCGGTCATGAAGAACAATGACCAGCGTAAGGCATGGCTGAGGGATTACCAGTCCTGGGGCCTGTGGTATACGGATGAGCATATCGGGGCCAGGTATTACAAGTATGATTTTGAGAATGGAGCGAGGCTGATCGTAGAGGAGTACAGCAATTATAACGAGTTTACCGGAAAGGATTATACATCCTCTTACCTGCATCTGGTAGGCGGTCCGGAGCCGACAAAGCATCCGATGCATGGATATGGTAAGTGGAACAGACATGAGACGTATGACCGGTTTCCGCACAGTGAAACGGAATTGGTTGAGTTTCTGAAGGAGATCCAGAAATGTTCAGATGCCGGAGCCATATCAACAAGAAGATTAATGAGGAATATATAATGACGAAAATAATGTTGACAGATACAAACCAGACCATACGGGTACAGTTATGGACCAACGGAGCATGGAGGAAAAATCTTCGTGGACAGGCCATTGGAAGCTATGAAGGGACTGTTGGCGTGTTACTGGATTGTGGTGAGTACGTGGATGTGCCAGAGGAACGGTTAAGAATAGTATCATAAATTAACATTTGAAGGAGGAATGGAATTGTCACTAATTAAGGCATTGGTGGTAAGCATGGCAATATCCGCAGTCTGGTACGGCATGGAGTGGATGCAGTACCAAGAACTACAATGGGATAGGAAGTGCGATAATGTGGTTTGGGCATTGTATCTGGTGGTATTATGGTGGCTGTTTGCACACCAGAATTAACATTTAGCGGAGGTGGGAACTATGAGCAGGAACTTAAAAATGCCGTGGAGCATGAAGGACACCGTTGAAAATATGGAGCGAATTAGAGACATAATGATTAAAAAGGTTCGCCAGATAAACCTTGACGGAAAGGCAGAAGAAGATGTGCGAGAGGTTAATTTTGATTTTAATAGAGTAAAAGAAGCCCTGCAAAAGCAGATTGCCATAATTGTTGAAGTGCGTGGAGAGGATGACGACATCTATATGTATTGTCCACGCTGTGAACAAGATATTTATAATTTGCATGAGTGCGGATATGATTATTGTCCATATTGCGGTCAGGCGCTTACGTGGCCGGTAGAATAACTATTCTGAAATATTAAACTTTGCGAAAGTAGGTGACTATGAAAAATATAAAGTGTTCCGAGTGCGAACATGCTAAATGGTTAGAGTATTTTAGGGCATATACATGTGAGCACTCAGGCTGTAAGGATGTACCGATATTTAAAGGTAAGACGCACCCAAGATGCTGTCCTATAGTCAACCCCAGAGGTTATTATCATAGACCAACTAAGGGGCTGGGGACATTACCAAAAACGCAAATATATTTTCATGTTTAGTTCATCTAAACTGATATTTACAGGAGGAATAAGCCATGGATAAAAAGACGATAGTATTTGATTTTGATGGAGTGATACATAGTTACACAAGCGGGTGGCAGGGTATATCAGTTATACCAGACCCGGTTGTGCCAGAGATACAGGCAGCAATCAATTACTTACGCATGGAAGGGTACGAGGTAATTGTGGTATCTACCAGATGTGCAAGGCCAGAGGGTATGGGAGCGGTTAGGCGCTATTTGAGAGATAACCATATTGTGGTTGATGATGTAGTTGCACACAAGCCGCCTGCAATCTGCTATATAGACGATAGAGCAATATGCTTTGACGGAGACGCATTAGGACTAATTGGGAAGATTAGGGCTTTTAAACCCTGGAATCAAAATTAACATTTAGGAGGGCAAAGTTTTGATAATTCCCAGAGAGATAAGAGAGAAGATTGAACAACGAATAAAGTTAAATACAGAGCTAGAGGCATGGTTTTCGGAAAATGTGGATTTAGAGGGTTGTGACGCAATAAATGCATTCATTGTTTCTGAACCGAAAGGAGAGAGTCAAGGAGATGGGGAATACTGTGACCAGCGCACACTGGAAGAGGATTGGTATTCGGGACAATATTATTGGCAAATGGATAACGGACAGTATTTATGCATGAACTTTGAGATTTTTTAAAGAAGCAACTGAAAAAATGCATGGGTTGCCTTTATGGCGAAAGAAAGACAAAAGAAAGCGATTTTATACCAGAAACAAGGCAGAAGAAGCCATCGAGGCATTCTGGTATTATTGCGAAAATTAGAATTTTAGCGAGGAGTAGAAAATGTATCCAAAATGTAGTTACAGATATACAAGTCAAATAGGTTACAAATTATGCGACTATGAGAATGACAATTTGGAAGCTCGTAAGAAAAAAATACGTTCTTGCTGTGCTAATGCATGCCCTCTGGGTTTGTATCCAGAAAGTGAGAAGATGAGCTTAAGAGAATTATATGAACGAGACATGAAAAAAATTAACATTTCCGGGAGAACTGGGGAAAGGGAAAGATGAAAGTTGTCAAAAAGAAGATACTGCCTGAATACTTTCGGGTGGTGCGAGCAAGAAAGAAGAATTTTGAAATCCGGGTGGATGAAGATAATGTCCAGGTTGGAGATTTGCTTATTTTGGAAGAGTGGGATGGGTTTTATACGGGAAACAGTGTAAGGCGGCATGTTAAATATGTTTTGCGGGACGCCCCATCACTTGGTTTAAAGCCAGGGTATTGTATCATAAGTTGGTAAAGTTAGAATTTTGGAGGCAAAACAGCATGTGCAATAAGAACAAAATTATCCTGGACCTGTGTGGCGGGACAGGAGCTTGGAGCCGACCATATCGAGAGGCCGGGTATGATGTGCGGCTGATTACACTTCCAGAACAGGATGTGCGTACATATAGGCCACCCGAAGGAGTATATGGTATCTTGGCAGCGCCGCCATGTACAGAGTTCAGTCTGGCAAAAGGTGGTAGGCCGAGGGACTTTGCATCTGGCATTGAGGTCATGGCGGCTTGTCTGCGGATTATCTGGGACTGTAGGCAGAGCAATAAGCTGGCGTTCTGGGCGCTGGAAAATCCTGTGGGATTCATGAGGCAGTTTTTGGGCCGGCCACATTATACTTTTGAGCATTGGCAATTCGGCGATATGCAGATTAAACCTACGGATATCTGGGGGTATTTCAAGGAGCCGGCAGCTACAGTCAAAATTAAGCCGCAAGGTATGACAAAAAGGTATGCTAACGGGCGGACGAACTGCAAGACCTGGTGCAATGCGAATTGCCCGGATGAGTACAAGGGCATGGGGCTTGATAGGGCAGCAATCAGGGCAATAACGCCGCCAGGATTTGCCAATGCCTTTTACAAGGCTAATAAATAAAATTAAAATTTGGAGGTGAAACGATGACCAGAGAAGAAATAAAAAACATGAAAGAAAATGCGCTTGCGTCCTGTACTACTTTAGATACCATGAGGGATTTTGTGGTGAGGGCATGTGACGCATTACTTGAAGATAGTGTTATGCAGTCTTATTTTAAGGTGGAGAACTGGTTATACGGAGATGGTGGAAAGAAGCCAGTAGAAATACAGAGTGCCATGTTATGGGGCGCGCTGATGGTGGCGCATCACCATGGAGACATAGACTGGGATAGAATGCGGGAGATGTACGGAGAGTTTATGAGCAAGAAAATGGACTTACGTTAGTCTGCAAAACTGATATTTGTGATACGAAGGGAGGTACCTGATTGAGAAAGAAAGCAGACAGTAAGCAGGCCAAGGCCAACAAGGTTCTTCGGGCATCAGCTGTGGCAGC